ACTAGAACAAAACGAAGATTTATCAAAATTAAGAGCTGGAGTAAGTCTTGCTAAGTCAGGAATACAACAAGCTCAAGTTATGATGGAGGATGACTAATGCCATTGAACAAAAAAGGCAAAAAAATCATGAAATCCATGAAGAAACAGTATGGGAAAAAGAGAGGTGAAAAGATATTCTATGCATCTAAGAACAAAGGTGTTATAAAAGGAGTCAAAAAAGGAGCATAAATGCAAAAACTAGACAAAATCAAAGAAGTTAAAGTTGCAGAGCAGAGTATTGAAGTAGATCCTAGATCTAAAACTACTGCTGACCAAT